TCCGTTTGCGCCGAGCCCATAGAGGAAGAAAAGGGCGTGCTCTTGTGTCGAACCAGTGAGGGAATACCCGGCCACGCGTTGAAGGTATGCTGACAGCTCGGGCTGGTTGTCGGTGATCCGGGCAAGAAACGCATCCCAAACCGGCGTTGGACACGATGCATCCGGCGCAACACCGGTGATCTTGGTGAGCAAGTCGCTCTGTCGATGCGGCCATTCTTTCCCAGTTCGGAGATCGATGGTGCTGCCCGGCGTATTGAGCAGCCATTGATCGGCGTCCAATTCGTCCACTGTGGCGATAATTCGCTGATCGGAACGCGCAAAGCGCTCGGCAGCGGCAGCGGTTTTGTTGCTTGCGATTAGTTTGGCGACCTTGGGCTGATTGCATTCGGCGGCAGCTGCCCGGCAGACCTTTCGCATCCGGTCATGCGCAATCAGTCTCTCGTCGAAACACCAACGTTGGCCATCCCATCGGAGCCACATTCCCAGACTGGGGACATAGCGCAGGGTGTCCTTATACTCGTCGATAAAGCGCAGTGCCAGCGCATCGTCACTGAATGCCGGCGGCCGGATTTCCTCCGGTTGTTCGCGGTTCTTGCCGAGCGGGATAATTTCAGCTGCCGGCTTTTCACGTTCGAAATCTAAATGACTATTCCCTTGGCGCCGATCACGTTTGCGGCCGGCGTGATAATCGTGTGCTGCTGTGTGCCAGCTTTCGTCCCCCCAGCTCATGTCGTCGCCTCCTGTTCCTCGCGTAGTCCCAAGAGACGCAAGAGGCCGCAGTCAGATAAATGCTCGACGGCTTGATCGGGTGAAATGAGTTGGGCCTTAAGCGCGAGTCCAATGGCATCGATGTCGGCTTGCCAGAGCCGGGCCCGAAGGGCGGCAGCCCGAAGTTCAGCTAAGAGATATTCGCGCTTATCTTGCGCAACCGGCTCTAAATTGGTCATTGTGGTGAAATCCCTTTGTCCGTTGTTCATGAATTGCTCAATACGAGGTTGCCGAGCCGATCACGGTTCGACCAACGGTCTTGTTGCGCGGCCCCCACGAAATGAAGGCGCGACCCAAAAACCCGACGATGCACAGGGAGTGAAAGAAAGCCCCGGGCGTGCCGGGGCTTCAGGTAGTCTCTAACAAAGGAGAATGGCCTAGAGGAATGAGCCTCTAGACGCTCCGATACTATCCCAAGGCACAAATCAAACAAGATGCGGATCGCGTAAGCGCCCAACCCGCCGCGCAGCAGGCGAACACGGCCCTGACTCGCATTCCCTTTCCGGGTCGCCTATGTTCCCGCCGTGTCACGGGCGTACCTCTCCCGAAAGCTCACCCGACCTCTCCCGACCAAGGACGGCGGCACGTTACGCACGGTCCTAGATGCCCGCGCCTACATGCTTCGGCTGTCGAAGGATCGGGAGCGAAGCGCCCGGTGGCAAAGGGCGGCCCAACTACTCCTTGCGAAGGCCGATGTCGGCGCTGTCAGCAGGCAACTCGAACTCGCGTTGCTCTATGACGGCAAGCTCGACGTTAGGGCGATGGCGTGAAGACCCGAACCAATTTCACCCACTGGGTCGATATGTGGGACGATGCCGGGCAAACATCATCGAGCACCTTGCCGGCGTGGAGGATTGCGAGGTTGCGCTCGCTACCTTCCGCGCCGCCTGCCAGCGCTGGCCTGGCATTCCCATCACCTTGCGGCAGGGTGCGCGAGTGATCGAGGACAGCCGGCGCCTGCGCACGGTGTAATTCCGAGCGAAGGTGGGACGCTGGCGAGAAAGCGGGAGGATGAACGCGGGCGCGAGGTCGCTGCGCGAGACAATGGGGACTTGGTAAGTCTGACCCGGCTGGTGTCAGATGCTAACCTAGTGGCAACGGCTCGCTAACCAAGCGAGATGGCTGTCGCCTGGTTGTGACCGCGCCTTGATTAAACAGGGCGACTTGATCGCCCCAATAATGCCAGTTGGGCTTGGTCTCGCGGGCAAACAATTCAAGGTAAGGACCGTCCACAAGCCGCTCGATACGTTCTCTCACGTCGTCGGGCTTGCGGCTGTGCTCCCGCCGGGGTTCCACAACCAACTTGCGAACGTCCTTGCCCCGGCGTCGTGGCTTTCCTCGTGTTGCTAGTAAACATTGCTCTGGGTTGGCGCGAGTCCAGTATCCAAGGCCCGTGAAGAACCCATCACTCTTGTTGTTTTGCTTAACCCAATAGAACCCAACCGTTTTGTATTCGAAGCCCCAAGCACGAATGAGTTCGAAGGCTTTGTCCAGCAGAGGATCAACAGCCCACAGAAACAGAGCGCAGTCGTCCGCCGCGAGGCCCGCAACGGGTATCGCGGCAAGGGTCTCGAAATTTAGGCAATCATAGTGCGACACCGCGTTGCGGCCTGTTCCCTTGGCGCTCCAATTTCGGAACGACCAGGGTGGATCGGCGTAGATCGCCCCGTACCTACACTGCGTCAAGGAGTTGATGGAGCCGTTCACGGAAGTACTCATTCGCTTGTTCGATTTTCGCGACGATTGGGAAGCCGAAATGCCCATCCAAGTCTTCGCGCACTAACGACCAAGGACGCGGTATCGAGCGTACACCGTAATAGAAAATGATCCTGGCTTCGGCAGCGACTGGCGCGACACGCGCAGTTTCGGCGTAACTCTTTAATAGAACCTGAATGCACATCAGGTCCCGCTTGATAGACCGGATTTTGCCAGCGTCGAATTGGCCATTACCACGTTTGACTTCGTAGGCTCGGATGGTCCTGTCGGCTTCGTCAAAGGCCATCATATCGACTTGCAGAGACCTTGCCCTTTCTCCGTAAGGTAACGCGCTCTGGCGGCACGCTTCCTCGCCTGGCAGGCCGACTAATGAGTTTACGAGGGCATTAGCTGCTGTGGATACTCGAAAGTTGTCTTCGCTCCAAACGCGATGCCGGTTGCTGTCTCGCAGTCCCTCCCGGATTGCGGTTTCCAGAATTTTGCCGTGTCGTTTATATGCCGAGCTAATAATGCTGGTTGCGCGCGAGTATTTAATTCCCGCGACCGGGTCCTCGATAAATCGCGTTCGGGCTAACGCGGCAATCGTTGCGTCGACCACAGGCGCAACACGCTCCATGAACGCAGACACAAGTACTCCCGCCAGCCGATTACCTTGTTAAAATCATGCCACACCTGCGCCGGGTTGTTCAACCGCTGGCTAAATGTCGGTGATGCCGTGTGGCCCCCATCATGCGAGGGCGTGCGATCGCACGGCTACGCGGCCACCCACGAGGCTGCCATGACGGCGTTCGCCCAAGAGCTGGCGGCGGGAGTGAGCGGCGGCTCTTTCTCAATTCAGATCCTTCGCAGATTCCATGGCAACAGCAAACATGCTTCGTTCTTTGCTGCCCCGCCCATCAAAATTCCGTCCCTTGCAGTAGGCCAGAAATTTTTCTGATTCGAGAATAACCGGCTTGATTTCGATGCCATTGGCAGCGGCCCTTTCTAGGTCATCCTTTGCAACCCTCTCCCATTCATCGAATGTGGGAGGCAATCTGTCCCCGTCGTCCATGATCTCTCGGACGCGGGCATAGTCTTCTCGGCGATACCATGGCGCAACATGCGGCATCTGTTAATCCTCCATTATGGCGGGGGTGACTTGGGTTTGATGTGGCGACTTAGCAGGGTGTCATATGATCCCGATATTCGGATACTCGATCTTTCGGTGAAAGCGATTGTATGCCGCCGCTGTGCGCGCATGGCGCAGCATCATCACGCCATAGCGGGTCGCGGACATCAGGTCGTCGCCTTCCTTGTGCACCTTGCCGTCTTTCCGATGATAAAGCCGGAACTCGTCGAACCAGTCGTTCAGATGCTTGAAAACTTTGAAGCGTCCGGACTCCATCCGAATCAGCATATCTTGCAGGCTAGCCTCGACCGACACCGAACCGTCTTCGAATTGCGCATGCTCGAAGAGCATATCCAAGCCTTGCTTGCTATATTGCTCGGCAAGCGGCTTGCCTGCACCCTCCAACGTCTCGCGGCGACCATCACGCGGCCATGCCCAAGGGATTTCCTTGCCCCACAGCCTCAGCGCCGCAGCATGGATGACAGGCGTTGCTTCTCTGATGCGATAGCACTTGCTCACGTAAACTGTATCTGTGTCTCTATCCCAAACCAATTCGACAGCCGCGAACGGATGGTCCCAACCAAAATCCATTCCACCGATACGCGGCCAATGGTTGGGGAAGTCTCGCTGATCGATGGCGAGCATCTCATCGGCAACGGGAAAGATGCGTCCCGAACCCAGCGTCGGAACGCCCTTGGTGCGTGCCTCGCGCTCATGCGCCGCATAAGAGGCGGCGATCTTGGCCTTTTCCTCCGCGCTGTAATGGTCAACATCATCGAGAGTCATCGTCGTGACGCTGCGATCGGGCGACGGCTCAAGCAGGAAGCGGCGCACGACCTCAGACATTCCGAGCAAAGGCGTGAACGTTACCCATACCGGACCTTGCGACACGTTCGTGCGCGTCAGCCCTTCGGTGTAGATGTCGGCAGGCGGCTCTTCGTCGAACCATAGATAGTCCAGCGTCTCGCCCTGGAAGCTCTCACGTCCGCGCTGATACGATTTCAGGCCGATGGCAGATACGCCACCGGATATGTGCCGGATCTTGATGCTGTCCAGCAGATCTGGCGTGCCGCGAGCCGGAACTAGTTCCAGAATTGCATCCTTCGGAATGCTGCCAGTCCCGTGCTGCCCTGGTCGCCCGGCAAGGATACGCTGCACCGTGTCTCGCGTCGTTTCATTCGTGGTGCCGGCGCCCCATCCGATCGTCGGTCTGTTGAAGCGCTTGCCCTTCCACCAATCGGGATAACGCCCCGTCGCGTGCATGGCCGTTTCCATGCCGCCGGCAAGGCTCTTGCCCGATTGGTTGGCCGCAATGAGCAGCCGCTCGCGGTGTGAAGCTCCCGCTTCATGAAACGCGGCTTGCTTGGGATAGGGCATGTATCCCGCCAGCTTATTCTGCGTTCTTCTTTGCTCGCGTTCGGCTTCCGCTCTCGCCAGCATTGCCGCCATCTTCTCCGGCGGGATTTCCTGCGGGCCCATGCTCAATCGTCTTTCCTTCAATCAGAATCGGTTGCTTCCCTTCTGCG